AAATTCACCCCCAACGACCTACATATTAATCACAGCCGAGGGAGTACCAGCTCGCCCAGCCAAGCCAGTTCCAGCAATTCACGCAAACAGGGCCACCAGGCGCACCAGCCCAGAGAGCACCACGTCCAAGGTCTTCACGAGTTCCAGATGTACTCTTTCCACCTGCATAACATCTATCGCCCCAACCTTGAGAATCACTATTTCCGATAGCTTTAGCAAACCATGAACAAGTTTCCATATCCACCCCGATATCACCAATCCACCAGTCAACTCCATCGTTGCCAGGCATGTTTCCAATCAGCTTGTATGTGCTCTTGATAGTTGCTTCATCTTTTGCGTGTTTGACGCCTCTAGGAGCAATATACACGTCTTTGCTATAATCTTCCTTGAATACCATTACCGAATTGGAATATACAATATATCCACCTACTGAACACTCAAGTCCCATAACACGAAATGGGTGTTTGCCATCTGTGTTTGAACCCATTGAACCATCGTGCTTTCCAATAACTTTGTCTGTTGAGCCGCTCCACCAATGCATAGTCGACAGTGTTATTGGCGCATTTAGTGTATCACTTAATGCCACTGGTGTTGTCGTGAATCCCTCTTCAATATCTAAGTATACAGCCTTGTTATTTTCGTCAATATCCTCGATTCTGAGGACTTTCACATCATCAGCGTAATTGTGAATAGTTTCAACTCCACGGTCGTTATTTACGCTTGTTCCGTTTGCTGAGCCATATCCAACAGACACATAACTTCCAACAACAATCTGCGAAGCTTGCGAATTTGTAAGTGGGAAGTAAGTTTCCTTCACCTCTCTCTGAATCGAGGCTGAGAACTGCAAGTCGTAACTTGTTGTTCCTCTGAAGATTTTCTGCTCGTTCTTTGTAGCGTACTTAATTACAACGTGCAGAATGACATACATATCTCTTTCTTTTCCAGCACCCCAGCAAGCCTTACCTTTTTTTTGATAGTTATCAATCATGTTGTTATAACAGTTGTCTCTGAAAGGCTTAGAGTTGAAAAACGACCTAAGAAGTCCATCTGTTCCAAGTCCACTAATGTACTTGCTGTGAACCACGTAAGAAGCATAAGTGCCATCTTCTTTCCTCGCTGTTTCCCATGGGATTAATCCGTAATCATCATTTGGAGTATCGGATAACGTCCAAATCTGTTTACCGTCTTTCTCGATAGCTGACCAGTATGGAGTCATTGCGATAACACCAACGTCTACAGAACCATCATTTTTATAGCCATTTCCCCAGCCTTCAATTGCAGTCGGAATCTTACGACCATAATCATCAGTAATGTAGTTACAGTTATACCAATTAAAAATGCCGATGCCCTCATAGTCGTCTCTGCCTTCAACAGTATCCGTTGACGGTTCACATACTTTTCCTTCGTTTGCAAGTGTTTTTGTTCCGGCGGATGTCGGATTTATTTCCGCAAGATAAAGCTCTGTTTGATACACTTTTCCAGTGCGCATTGAACCGAAAAAGGCTTCTAATATTTTTTCGTCAATGATTCCGCTTACATTATCTGCTACTGCCTGTGCTGCCTCGGTGGCTTTGTTCGCATTTGTAATTGCCTGCTGCGTTTCTTGTACTCGCTGTTCTTCTGCTTGTTTTCGTTCTGTCTCCGCTGATGCACGCTTTGTTTCTGCTTCTTTTCTACTATTTTCCGCTGCAATTCTCTTTTTTTCAGCTGATTCAGCTGATTGATTGTTTGTAACAAGCTGACTATTAATCTTCTTCGCTTCTTCTACAGATGCATCAAGCGGTTTACCAGCCTGTTTCATTTCTTCAATTTTCTCATCTGCACGACTGCTAATTTCTTCTTTTGCTGTGTTCTTCTGTTCTTCGATGTATTCTGCTGTTTCATCTTTCACTGCCTGCACAGATAATTCCTGTTGCTTTGTAATAGTCTGCACAGCTTGCTGTCTTGCATCTGTGATTGCCAGCTCTGATTCTTGCGTTTTTTCTGCAACGTGAGTATCAAAGTTACTTATCTGCGCATTTACGTTTTCTTCTGATTCTTTTACTGCTCTTCTGGACTGTTCTGCTACTGACGCATAACCTGCCGCACTGTCACGACTGTCTGTAGCCTGCTGTGCTGCCTGAGCAGTGTCAGAGTGTAACTGCCGCATATCCGTCTGAGCTGCTTCAATTTCCTGCTGCGACTGTTCTACAGCAGCACGAGAACTTTCTACCTGTTTCGCCTTGTTCACAACATCATCATGCATTGCAACATACTCTGCCGTAAGTGCACCAGGCAACGTGAGTAACTGCCAAATATCCGTATTTTTTCCGGCAGCAGGAGATACGTTAGTAACTGTTTCTCCAAGCTCTACTGTGCACAAATAGCTTCCACCTTTGTAACTTACAAGGTCAAGATATTCATATTCTGCCGTAGAGTCATACTCTCCTCGTGGATTCGGCGACACATTGCCCAGATCAGTTTCTTGATAGTTATTCTCTGTACTATTTTCCATTCTCTTCTCCTTGATTTAAATTTTCAAACGATATTTCAGCCGGCTACCGGTTCGACGAAAACATACTTTATCAACAGTCTGATTTGAATACATTTTCAAACGTCCATTTACAACACGAAAAGCTGCAAAATATACATTGCCTGTTTCACCTTTCAGCTCATGTTCTTTCTGCTGTACGTACTTATTAATGTCTTTTTTTGCCTCTTCCGCCCTGCCTGAAACCGACGTTGCTTCCCATTTTGCCTGCTCTACATAATATTTCGCATTATCTTCATTCCGCTCAGGATGATTCAAATGTCCATGCGCCCACGCTTCTGCATCAATCACGCTATTATTTGCTTCATTTGTTGCTATTTTTGTCTGCCTCAAATATTCAGCTATTGTTATAAGTGTATGATGAAACAAATCAATATCCTCAGGAACTTCAAAACTCTCTGGTGCAGGACGTTTATTCACAAACATTCTCACAGTGTTTGTTGTTTCGCCTTCTTCCGCACTAGATAAATAAATGTACGCTGTAATCATTCGTCTCTGTACTAAAGCCTCGTTCGGAATATCTACACTTGATACTTCATTTTCAGTATGCCCAGTCACAATTTTAGCTTTTTCTAAGCCCTGCCAAAAGAAATGTACTTCAAAAATTTCTGGGAGTCCCAAACCGGTGATTTGCAGTTTCTGACCAAAATCATACTGCCAGAGTCCTTCTAATTCGATTTCTTCATCTTTTTCTTTAAAATTTGCAACAAGCACTTTCAATCACCTCTTTTGCATTTATTCTTCATCGTCTCTGCTATATTCTTTTAAAACTTGCGATAACTCTGCACTCTTCATTTCTTTGACTTTACACACAACAGGAGTAAGCGCAAGATCGAGGAAACCAGCTGGCAAGCTGTATTTATTTTTGATTGCAAAAATTGCACTTCCTAACTCTTCTGTAGCACATTCTAATACAGCACTGAGTGGCATTATTTTCTGTTCTTTTTTCTGCTCCATCACAAATTCTCCTTCAATGAAAACGTCTCAACTGCACCAAAATCTGGAATTTTTCTAGGTAAACCAGAGTCAGGAGACGCAAACAATATTTCTTTTTCATCCTCTATTTTATAGATATCACAACCACTTTTTAAATATTTTTCTATCTGTTCCGGTTTGCTTAAAAAAATACCAAAGCCATCCTTTTTCGCTATATATTTCGCCATGCTTCAACTCCTTAGATGTCTGTTACCATCAGACCATTTTCAAA